TAATTTTAATTAAAAAATATACGAAATAGCTTCTCTGGCCGCTTTTCTCTCATCGAGAATAGTCTGAACGGCTTCACGATTTTGAATAGGGACTTGATCGATGGTCTTTAAGCCCTTCTCGATCAGGTCGGCATAGATAATGTTAATGGACTGAATCATTCCGATGCACCCCCAGCCAGAATAAGCTCGTATAGATCAACGATAGTCATTTTAAGCTTGGTATTTTCTTCTTCCAAATCCTCCAGCCGTTCTTGCTTTGTAGGCTCTCTGCGGACGGTCTTGTAAAAGAGCTTTTTGTCACTTTTGTTGTAGTAAAGCTCAAAAACATGATAACGAATCGGTTCGGGTTGCTGATGCTCCGTGAGCAACTCATTGTCGATCACGAAGCATTCCCAACCATCTGGAACTACAAGCTCCGGGTCGATTTCGTTCACGGTGTGATTTATGCTTATGACTTGTACTTCCTCCCCGTTTGCGGGTCCCATGATAATAGCCATGGTAATCAATCCTCCTCTATTAGCTCCTGATCATTTGGTAAAAATTCCCTGCAACTTCTATTTGAGGCGGCCACGCTCCGGGACGTCGGTACACTTTGAAGAAGTTTCTCGCATAGTCGTCCCCTAAGGTGAGTTCATCCCAAGCGCTTCCTTCTAGTCTGTAAGTGAATGCTCCACCAGATTTAGTACCAAACGCTATCCAGCGCCCGTTAACGTCATGATGTGTTGAAGTTCCGTATCCGTCTGCTCCGGGTGCGCTCACCTTAGTGAGATTTCCTGATCCATCACGTCTTATGATGACGTTACGGTCGCCACTGGAGCCGCGATGTGCATAGGATCCGTAGTCTCCATTGCCGCCGTATCCAAGCTCCCATTCCTCTAAATATCCAGCATTCCACGACAGCCCATACCATCCATACCAATTGAAACCTGCATTTCCGTCAAAATAGCCTGCCCGTATTCCTGTTTCCGTTGCTATTAAAAATTTACCATTGTTTCTATTACAGAATTTAATAAACAACGCGCTTGCCGTGTCATATGTGCTGTAATAGCTGTAGTAGTACATATTTGTCGGCGAGTTAATTTTGAAGTGATACAGGTTCCCCGTAGTCCTAGTGTAGCAGGGCCAAAATAAGTTTTGACTATCGGGCGTAAACGCCATCCCAAGGGTATAATACGACGGGCTATAGCTAAATTGATAAGTCCACGAAAAATCATTACCGTTGTATCGGAATGCCCTTAGATAAGGTTGCGTAGCATAGCTGGCAACGATCCAAGTGCCATCCGGGGAACAACATAGATCGGTTAGCTCATCAGAAGTAACGTATATGCCCGCGCTTGTTCCCGCAAATGATCCATCATCCCCGATGTTGGCAAGCCATATACTCCCGCCAGCCGAATAAACTACGAGATTGTCGTGAACCCAGTCTACAAAGTGAGGAGTTCCCGAGTTTAATGTAGTCGTAAGCGTCCAGCTTGTTCCGGTTCGTTTATAAATCTCGATTATACCGCCAGAATAATTATAACCATCGTACGATACGGCCAGCATTCTCCCGTTTGGGGAGAATCTTACGCGCCCAACAACGTTATTGTTGGAAGGAGAAGTCTTAGCCGCACCAGGTCCGCTACCCGCAATGGTCGTATTGTTGTAGAAAACTGCACTTTCTACATCACCGCCAACATACGTCCCAGTTACGGGCGGGCTGTTAAACCATCCAACTTTTTCACCATATTTAATTACATTAGATTTAACTCCCCAAAGGCGAACGTTAATTTTTGAAGTCGAGCCGTCATAGTAACCCTTCGGAGGCGTAATTTGGATATTAATCGCCTGATCTCCGGGATTCCCGTCCGTAACGGAGACTGTTCCGCTTCCTTTATTCCCTGTTCCGTCATCAAGAGTGGATATCATATCGACAACATTTACTTTGCTCGGCATATTTCCTGTAACTTTGTTGCCATTAACGTATGCAGTTTTGCTTGACAGAATATCTCCTGCGGCAGCATTGGCATCGCTGGTAAACGTGCCGGTTAATGGTGCTCCGTTTACCCATCCGATTTTTTGCCCAGCCTTGACTAAATTGGATTTAACCCCCCAAAAATGCACATTTACTTTTGAAGTAGATCCATCATAGTAACCTTTAGGCGGAATTACTACTACGTCTATTGCGTCATCTCCTGAAGGGCCATCTGATACGGAAACAGCATTGCTGCCTTTATTTCCAGTAGAATAATTAAGCGTATCTATAACTTCGGTGGCATTAGTCTTGTCGGGCATCGTCCCAGTCACAAGCCCGTTTTCCGTTCCGATGGTCTTCCCGGTCAATACATCCGCCGCCGTCGCTGTGCCGTACTCCCCCCCTTCACCCTGTAAAATAAAATTTGTGCCGTCGTAAACGAGCGTATAGACACCACTGGCCTTAAGGTTTCCAGCCGCTACATCGTTTCCATTTGCCTTCTTGATCGACTTGGCCCCGAGTCCGTTTACGTTGAGCGTCGCCGCTCCCGTGTTGGCCGTATGCACTTTAATTGTCACCCGCATACCCGATACAAGTGCGGTCGGCGCCGGGTTAAGCGTCAACGTGTAGGCAGTGCCGGTCCCCGCCGTCGTGCCGTAGCCGAGAGATGTGGATTTGACATCGTTTATAGCGTTTTGTACAAACGCCGTCGTGGCGATCTGGGTGTTGTTGGTCCCTGCTGCCGCAGTCGGTGCGGTTGGCGTGCCGGTAAAGGCAGGAGATGCCAGCGGCGCTCTTGTCGTATCCGTCGGGTGACGGTGATCCTCTCGCGCATATGCCGTACTGGTGCCGACCGCGGCTGTACCGTCCATGAGCGGCGTTGCCGTACCGGCGGTTGCTCCGTCTGTGATTCCATCAAGTTTTGCCTTGTCCGCTGCGCTCATGAACCCGGCAGCGGACGTTGTCGCCACCGCATGCGCCGTGCCGCCTGCGCCAACGTGAGAGGACGGCGCCGCGTCCGTAATTCCGTATCCGGACAGCGTCGTCGGCTTGCCCGTCAATTCGGAAAACGCGACATTTCCCCATGCGATGCTGCCCGCAGTCGAACCGGCTTTCAACACTTTGCCGTTGTTCGTCGTGCCGGTCGCCGGTACATGCAAATTGCCGTCGCCGGTCGGGTGCGTGTAGTTATTGGCGCCTGCGGCAATTCCGTCCAACTTGCTTTTGTCCGCCGCACTCATAAATCCCGCCGCCGACGCCGTCGCCACCGCATGCGCCGTACCGCCCGACCCGATATGCGCCGTCAAGTTCGCCTGCACGGCATCGGCCTTGTTCATCGCATCGGCCGCAGCGGTTGCGATCGCGGCGTCCACCTCCGCCTTGCGGGCGATGTCGTCGGCTGCCGACGGCGCGGCGACTTTGGCCCGGCCGGAGGCGTCGCGCTGCATGATCGCGCCCGCCGTGGCCGCCGAGGTCGCGCCGTGGACTCCCGTTGCCGCATCCATATGCGCTTTGGCCGCCTCAAGCGTCGTCGCAGGGGCCGTGCGCCAACTGCTTTTGCCCGTGATCGCCTTGATCATGTAGCCAAGCCAGCCGAACAGGCTGGTCAGCGTGCCGCTGTCGCCGGCAGGCGCCGTCGTGTCCGTAATCGTCCGGTTTCCGATGACGGCATCCGTAGCCGAACCCGCTCCGGCGACAAGCTCGAAGGTCAAAGCCGTCGTCCCGAGCGTGATGGGTCCGGTGTTGGACAGGCGCCATTGCTTTTTCCCGTTGGACGAGCCTTCCTTGACATACACCAAAAGACCGCTGGCCAATTTGCCGGATACATCGGCATCGGTTGCCCGGGTCCAGGGACCTTCCGCTGCCGTATAAATGCCGTTCTGACTGCCTGTCGTCTGGTTTTTGACCAGCACCCGGTCGCCCGCGGCAAGCGTGACGCCGTCAATCGTTTGCAGCCCCGAAAGCGTGATATTCGCGGTCGTGGCCGCCCGGACGTCGGCATTGACCGCCTTTAACCCGAGCGCGGCGTCGATTTTGTCCCAGTTGTCGTTCAGCATCGTCTGGATATTAAACGTGTCGGCGCCGTCGGTCGCGGGGTTTTTCTTCAACAGATTCCATAACGATGTAAAGACCGGCATGATATCCCCCTCCTACCCATCCAAAAACGGCGCGAAGTCCGTTAGCGGATGGCTTTGAAGTTGATTGATCGTCATTTGATTCACTTCCGAGACGGTCAGATAACGATAGGCGTATTGAACCTCGAGATGAGCGGGCTTCACCTCTTCGATCGCCGCTTTCAAATCGTCGAGGTTGGGCGGCAAACCGACGCTGTCGACGAACTTGACCGTAAAACGGTACAAAGCGGGCTGCTGCGTCACTTCGATTTTACCGTTGGCATAGGATTCCCCGATGCTTTTCAGCAGCTCGACCGTCACCGTTCCGGTCCCCCGGATTTTGGAAATCAGGTAGCTTCTGCGCTGATCCAGGGGTTTGGACGCATCCGTTTCGATGCCGAACTCTTTTTCCCACACATCCAATCCCCAAGTCGCCGTCCCCACAAAAAACTGGTCCAAAATCTCGTCCAACGCCCGCTGCAGCCGATCCAGCTCGGTTCCCTGGGCATCCGCAATCGCGCTCATGATCCGGGACGTGGCGTAATACCCCGGCAAATAGGTCATGATCCGCCGGCCGCTAGCACTCGTCACCCCATCAAACACGGACATTCACCGTCCCGGCGACGGCCACCTGGCCAAGCCCGATCTCGATGTTGCCCGTCCCCCCGTTCAGGGTGAGTTCGGAAAGATCCACGATCTGCGGAATGTCCAGCAAAAACGCCGAAAGCCGCGAATACCGCACGACCGAATCGGCAAAAGCCAGCTCCCGCAAATAATCCCGCAAAGCCTGGGCAATCGCGCTCTGGGCCTGGCCCAAAGTCGCTCCGGAGACCAGCGTCAGCTTCGCGCTGACGTTAATGGGGATTTCCTCGGCGGAAGCGACGGTGACGCTCGCTCCGATCGGCGCTTTGCCCGATCCGGCCGCGGGGTCGGGCGCGATATAGTTTTGCACCGCTGCCACGAGTTCGCTTGAAGCCGCCCGTTTTTCCTTGTCGATGATAAAAACCTTGACCGTTCCCGGCCCGTTCCACAAAGGCTGCACCTGCACGCCTCCAACCCCGTCCACCTCGAGCCCCCACTGCACGTAGTCCGCCTTGTTGCCGCTGGTTCCCGGACTCCGGACTTTGAGCATCAGCCGCTCGAGCAGCGAAGCGTCGCTTTCGGCCTCCGCTCCGCCGATCGTGGCAGCCGGATTGGAAATGCCCGTCACGCCGGGAATGGACGAAACGGGAACGTTGATCGCGCCGGCCGCCACATTGCCCAAGCTGCCCGCCTCGACCGCCTTGATGCCGACGAGGGCCGTTCCCTGCGCGTTCAACACCGCCTCGGCCGTCGTTTCGAATTCAATCGAAGGCGTCCCGCTGACCGGGTCCGCGGAAGTGGCCACACGCGTCCCTGCGGGGACGGTTGTCCCCGGCTCGCCGCTGAATTGAACTTGGCCTTCCGCCGCTTTGGCGGGACGGCGCGTCACCCCGTGCTCCTCGCAGCGCAGATCGAGATAGCCGCCAAACGTCGTCGAGGCGAACCCCCGCCTCAGCACCTCCTGCGCCCAATTCGCGGACATATACAGCTCATAAGCGGCAGGAGCCAGCGAATCCCAAATAAATGAGCCTTCGGACTTGTCCACATGGTCCGGCACCCGCGCCAGCATCCGCCGGCGAATCGCTTCCTCCGTCTGGTCCTGCAAAAAATCCGGCAAATCCGCCATACCGTCACCACGCTTTCCGTAATCGCGTCCTCGGCGTTCCGGGACGCATGAATGAGATGAATGAAAGAAAAACCGCCCGCTCAGACGAACGGACGGTGAAGTTGAAGTAGGGATGCCGTTGCGGTTTCAACCCACGCTCCCGGCAAGGAGCGGCAATACGGCTCCCAAATCCATTAGCTTCAATCACACCGCATTCACCAGACTGCCTTGCAGCACGATCGAGTCGTCCCGCACGCTCCGCGCTTCGCAGGTGAAGAAGCATTGATCCCCCTGCCAGTCGAACGCGAAATTTCCAACCGACTCGGTTCGGGGGTCCGTCATCAGCGTTTCGGTCGTAATGCGCATAATTTCGCTCTCCACGGCGGAGCGCGACAGGCCGAGCCCGATCAGCGTTTCGAACTCCTGGCCGTAATTGCGCGAATAGACAAGGTAGCGGTACCGTTCGGTCTGCAGCGCCTTGCGGCACCACTCCAGCCACGCATCCGCCCCTTCCGCTTCGGCGATCCGGCCGGTAGGCGTCAGCACGAACTCCCCCGCGTCATAATCGAAGCGAACCCCGCTGCCGAACTTGACCTCGTTCTCTCCGGATTCCGCCGCCTCGACAGCCGCCTCTTCTTCCGGAAACAGATTAGCCACCCGCGCCCACCACCTTGCAGACGACGACGGCCTGGCTGCCGTTGTTCACCGGCACCGCCAGCACCCGGTCGCCCGCGCGCAAGCCTTCCTGCCAGTTGAGCCGAACTTTCTCCACTTCCGTCTCGTCAAAGTCAAAGCGGATCGGCTGCGACACACTCGCGCCGGGCAGCGGCGTTCCGTCCGCCTGAACCGGCGTCGTCATCGTCCCCGTCAGCGAAAACTTCGGAACGTGCAGCTTCGCCAGCCAATCCGCCACCAGATAGTCCGGGATGGCGTGATTAAACGAATCGAGCTTCAGCCCGCCCCCCGTAATCGTCCCCAGCTCGGCCGGCAAGCCCGACACCGCCTTGGAGGCGAGGCCGGCCATGCGGCTTTCGAGCGTGGACACGAGCTTTTTGAACGGATCAGACACAGAAGTCCCTCCTTACTTTCGGCTCCGTGGACAGCTCCAGCTCCATATGTCCCGGCGTACCCAGCCGATGCTTGACGTAATGAACGATCAGGTCCATTCCGTTCAGCCGCACCTTGTCGCCCGCGCGGATCGTGTTGATGTCGGGAGCCGTGACCGAGAACGTTTCCTGCATGCCCATCAGCAAATTTTTGGCGGCTTTTTGCGCCTGGGCGACCGTTTCGACCGAAGCGTCCTGGAGCACCTTTTGCAGCGTGCCGTATTTGGCGGTCTCGCCTTTGACCACGGCCAGCACCGGAGACAGCTTGTCGTCCCCGCTTTGACAGCCCAGCACCTTCACCTGCGTGACCGCGCCTTCCAGCGTCCGGGTCTGGGCCACCGACTCGACCTCCGCCAGCTCCCAAACTTCCGCATTGCCGCCGATTTTCACCAAAGACAGCCCTTCCGGCGTCATCCGGGCCCTGTACAGGTCCCCGCCTTTTTCCGCCGTCTCCTTCAAATCTCCCTGGATCATGGAAAAAATCGACTGGCTCCGCTTCATGCTCCGCGCAAGCGTAATCCGGGTGTCGGGAACGCTGCCGACCGGAATGCCCCATTCTTTGGCGTACAGCTTCAGGCGCTGCGATGCGGTCTGCCCGGCGGGCATGAGCCGCTCGTCCTCGGACTTGGCCAGGTAGATCGTCCGGTCGTAAACGGTGACGGTCATCCGCTTGGTTCCGCTGTTGAAGCTTGTGCATTCCCATACCATGCCGGGGTGGAGCAAGTATTTCATGCCCTTAGAGCCGTACGGGACGCCCGAAATCCGGATGGGTTGCCCGGGCGCGATCCCCGGAAAATCCGGCGTAACCGCCAGCTGAATGCTTGCCCGGTACGCGATCTCCTCCAGCGAATCTTCCAGCGTGATCTCTTCGATCAGATCGCGAAGATAATATTTGTCGGCCAGCACCACCTCGTAGCTCATGGCATCACCAGCTTTTGCCCGGGAAAAATGCGGTTCGGATCGCTGCCGATCAGGGCTTTGTTTTTCTCGTAGATGGCGCTCCATTTGGAGCTGGAGCCCAGCTCCCGCTTCGCGATGCCCGACAGCGTGTCTCCCGCCGCGACCGTATACACCTTCGGCACCGGTTTCGTGTCCGGGCGGGCAGCTTTGGCTGCCGAACCCGAGGTTCCCGAGGCGGCCGCCCCGGTGCGCACCTTCATCTCCCGCCAGGTCCGGAAGGTGACGTCGAACGAGATGTCGCCCGGCTCGCCCCCTCTGAACACGGACGTGTGAGCGGCGACGAACACCAGGACGTTGACCCCCGTATCCGTAATGAGGAGCCGCACGGGCTGCTTGCTGTTCATCCAGATCGTCAGCCTATTCATCGCGGTCCGGGGATCGGGAATATTCCGGTAACGGCAATAGGAAGGGTCATAGGTTTTGGGAAAAAAAGAAGAGAAGGCGATTTCCTTCACCTTCTCCTGCTGAGCCGCGTCCACTTCGCCGAGCGACAAAAGGTTGAACGTCTCGAATTGCTTGTCGCGCCGGATCGAAATCTCTTCCGGATTCACGGGGAAATGAAATTTCTCTCCGGAAGCGTCAATGAGATAAATGTCCATGCGCGCTCCCCTCTTTCAATGGACCGACCTGTATGTTAAACCCTGTTTTCCAGGGATTGTTGAATGGAAGCCGACAGCTTGGCGGTAATTTGCGCCGCTATGGCGTTGTAGTCCAGCTCTTGTTCCTTCACGGTCAACTGGACCGCGCCTGCCGCCACGCTGATGTTGATCGGAGCGGGCTGCTGAATGACCGGTCTCGCCCCCGCTGCCGCACCGGCCGCCGCAGCCGGTGCCGCCCCGACCCCGAAGGACGGGGAAGGCTGCGGAGCCAGACTCCGGGACCTGGGGGCAGGCAAAGCCGCCGGTTCGTTTTCTTTGCGGAAAAGACTCGCGAGCTTGCCGAACAATCCGGTGATCAAGTCTCCGGAAAGGCCTCCCGCCGCTCCCAACGCCAGCGCTCCGATTCCCGGCAAAGCCGCGCCGCCGGCCGCCCGGCCCGCCAAACTTCGGGCTGCCGTACCGACGGCGGCATTTCTTCCTTTGAACAGCCCGGCCGCCCCTTGGATCAGTCCGCCCACGGTCGCCGCCAAGGGCAATGGCGCCTGCTGGCCGCCTCTGCCAAACAGCCGGGTAAAGAGGTTGCTCCGCCTTGGGCCGGCCCGGTTCCGCACGAAGCCGCCAGGGGATGAGGCTTTTCCGCTTTCGTCAATTCCGGGGGCCGCGGCCGTTTCCGAACGGCTGGGCAAAGGAATGACTTTGCTTTCGCTTTTTGCCGCCGCTCCCGTCTTTTTCTTCTTTTTGCCAAAGGACATAAATCCTTTGATTTTGTTCACGGCTCCGCCGATTTTTTCGCCGACCCATTCGCCGGCCGCGCTTCCGGCCATGCCCAACGCCGCGGTGCCGATACCGGGCAGCACGAACGATCCGATCGCTGACCCGATCGCCCCGCCGGCTATGCTCCCGACCGTACGGCCGATCGCCTTGTTTCGCTCTTTGCCCGGCCTGGTCGACGCAATGTCGGCCACATCCGCAATGACTCCGAGCGGGCGCGCAATTTTGCCGGCGGCTTTGAAGGCTCGCTTGGCCCATGACCCGACTCCGCCAACCGGCCCCGCCACGATGGCCGCCGAAGGCAGCTCGCGAACCGGTCTGGCCGTTTCGGAAGCCCGTTTGGCAGCCGCCGTTCCCGGGAAAGCAACGACTTTGCCCGACGATTTGGGAACGTCCGAACCTGGGCCCGCGGCGGGTTTGGATGGCGGCAAACGCTTGATTTCGTCCGGGGTGTCGACCTTAGGGGGCTGCGGCAATCTCGGTTTTCCGGGCAGCCGTTTGATGTCGGGAAGCTCAGGCCCCTCGGGAAGCCGGGGAATTTCCGGCAGCCTCGGCTTTGCTGTCTGCGGCAGCGGAAAGCCGACGACATCCGGAAGCTTTTCCGCTTTGGGCACCGGCATGGCCTGCGCTTGCGCTTGTTTGGGATCGGGGCCCCGGAATTTGTCTTTGCATTTGCACTCGCAAATGCACTTGACGATGACGGAAGGCGGATTGGAAGGCATGATGATTTGTTTCAGCAAGTCCTTCGCCGCGTCTTTTAAGGTGTCCTTAAAAAACTCCAACCCTTCTGTGAGGATGTCCTTCTTATCGCCATCCGGGCTGCCCTTGCCGTCCGCGCCGCCGCCATCCTGCCTGCCGCCTGCTATCCGAACCGCCGCAACAAGGTCCAGCCTGGCCTTTACGTCCACGGCCACCTTGACCGTCGCTTCGATCACGGACTTTATCCGTTTCAGCATTTTTTCGTCCAATTCGATCTTGGCCTTCACGTCCAGAGCGGCCTTGACGGTCGTTTCGGCCATCGACTTGATGCGCTCAAGCGCTTTTATGTCCGTCTCGAACTTCGCCTTCAGCTTCACTTCCCAGGACGCGCTTGCCAGCATGTCCAGCTTCTTGTGAATGTTGGCGATCGGGACGCACAGGCAGTCGCTCAGCGCGATGCCGATGCGGACCCGCTTGCGGCTGAGCGCGTCGAGGCGCCGAAAGAGGCGCTCCATCTTCGCGTCCACTTTATCGAACGTGGTCAGCGTGAGCTTGCCGAGCAGCTCCGTCCCTTTCCGGAGCTGCTCCGTCCGCTTCCGCAGCTGCTCCAAATACTTGTCCAGCGTGCGGAGCGAGCCCGCCGCCTTGGACATACCGCCGGCATCGATAACCATATCGATTCCGGCCCGTTTCTGTTCAGCGATCTCATCCACCTCCCTTCCGTCCGGAGGACGCCGCCTGCTCCGCTTCCAGTTCGAGCTCCATGCTCGCCATCAGGAACAGCTGCTCGCCGCGCGGCAGCCGCCAGAAGACGCCGGGGCGAAGATGGTGCCGTACCCAAATCGCATGCAGCATGCCCGCGATCGCCCCGGTGCGGATCAGTTTTTTACGTCTTCCAGCTCGGTGTTGAAGCCGGACAGGTCAAGGACGACATCGCCGAGCGCGGACAGCTCGCCCGCGAGCAGGATGCGCTTGATGACCTCCTCCGCCGTGCTCGCCTGAAACTTCGCGAGCAGCTGCGGGTTGCCCCAGTTCGGGGAGACGGTGCTCGCCGCGATCAGCGAAACGTTGAACAGCTCCTCGTCCAGCCGTTCGATCGTCTGTCCCCGCTTCTCCTTGCGCTCCGTGCAGCGCTCGCGGATGCCGAACACCTGCTTGCCGGTCAGCCCGCGCAACTTCACCGGAATGCCGAGCCGCTCCAGCAGCACCGTCCGCTCCGGAAGCGTGTCGGCATCAAGCAGGCGCTGCAGCACCTGCTCTTCCGTCAACAACTCCATTTCCGTCGACATGTCTTCGTCCTCCTCGCGATCGTAAGGTTATCGTCAGCTTGCGACAATCGGGTCGAGCAGCTCGTAGCCTTCGAAGGTGAAGGCCGTCTCCTCCGTGACTTCCTCGCCCGCCGTCCAGTTGGCGAGCTGGATTTTGTCGGCCACGCAGCCGATCAGCTTGATCCGCTCGAAGCCGTAGCTTTCCGGATCGGCCAGCTTGTTGATGATTTCGAATTTCGCAAAGCCGCGGCGGATCATATCGCTCGTCACCTTGAAGCCGCTCATCGTGCCGGTGCCTTTTTTGGCGCCGAGCTTGTGGACGGTCCATTCCGCCCCCGACAGCTTCAGCTCGCGCTTCTCGATTTCGACCGAAGCCTCCAGATGGTTGATGTTCGTCTGCCACACCCCGTCGATGAACACTTGCCCGTATGTGCCGAGAATGGCTCTGGTCGGATCCATCATGTTCCGTTATCCCCCTTATTGCACGACAAACGTGCCGAAAATTTGTTCCACCACGTCGGTGAGCTTCGCTTCCCACTTCAGGAAGACCTGATCGGGTTCCGGCGTAAACGCCGGATCGACGTAAACGTCGTAGCCCTCCGCCTCGATGACGCCGGCCTGGGCGAGCGTCTGCAAATACTGCTTGCACGCGCCGATCAGCGCGAGGCGGCCTTCTTCGGTGTTGTTCACCTTGCCGATGTAATGGTCCTCGGCCGTACGCTGCAGATCCGAATTGATCGTGTCGATGACGCGGATCGTCCGGATTTTTTTCCAGGCGTTGCTTTGGTGTTCGCCGGGCGTCACCAGCGTGTTGATGCCGCGAAGCGCCTTGACCTGCCGTCCGTCGTGGATATGCAGGAAAACGCCGCCGCGAACGGCCTGCTCCTGCTCGGAACGGGTCCAGCGCCGGGTCACGTCCTCGAACGGAGCGGACGCATACGTCGTCGATTGGTTCAGGCTCTGGCCCGCGATCAGGCCGGCGACGTAAGCGGCCGTCTGGGCGGAGCTGTACTCCACGCCGGCCAGCTTCACGCCGGTGCCGACGTTGACGACGCCTTCGCTGTTGAAGCCCGCACTGCGGGCGATGGCCTTGCTCACGGCGTCGGCCGCTTTGTCGTCCGCGGCGGAGCCGCCGACGACCAATACCGCGCCCGCGCCTTCCTCGCGGATGCGGGCAATCCAGGCCGCCGCGCTCGCAAGCAGCGCCGCGTCGGATACGCCGTCCAGCGCCACGGTGTTGAACGATTGCGTCTCGAATTCGGCAAATGCGGAAATATAGTCGCTGTTCGCAATGCCGGAAATCCCCGATTTGCCTCCGGTCAGAACCGCTCCGGTTACGCTGGCGAGCGTGCCGTTGCCGTCGTCCGTCTTCGTCGCGACGATCCACTTGTTGGCGGCGTCGCCGTTAATCGCCTCGACGGCCGCCTGCACCGAGCCGTCCGCGAACGTGAAGGTGCGAAGCAGCTTCGTGCCTTCGTACAGCTTCAGCTCCTTCATCCCGGCATCGGCCGCGCTTGTCTGCACCGTCACCCGGAAC